ATTATTACTGGACTTCCCTCTGGTTTTACTGGTAACTCATCTGCAGTATTACGACTTGAGTACGATTCTGGTAATACTATCTGGAACTTTAAACAGTATCTCTATCGGGATCCTGATGGTAGATTTCTTGTCGATATTGTTGAAGACACTACACCACAGCTTGGTGGTGACGTAGATGTCAACGGTAACAAGATTGTCAGTGTTTCCAACGGAGACATTATTATTGATCCTGATGGCACTGGTGCTGTCAAGATTGGTGATACAAGTGGTGGTGTAACATCCCAATACGTTGAAATTACTGACAATCAAGTCAAGGGTGTTGGGTACGGTGGTGAACTTAATTTAAATGCTGGCGCAAGTGGTATTAACGTTAAGGCGCAGCTTACTAGCAATCTAAACACTAATATTGACATTTATCCACGTGGTACTGGTAACGTCGATTTTGACCCAATAGGCACTGGTGGTACTCGTTTAGTTGGTATTGATGATCCAACGGGTGCTCAGGATGCTGCAACTAAGAACTATGTAGACACGACAGTAGCCGGAGCTACTCAAATTACTCAAGGTAATACTTCTGCTACTGTTACTGACACTGGTACTGACGGTAGATTTGTAGTCACTACAGAAGGTACTGAACGCGTTCGTATCGACAGTTCTGGCAACGTTGGTATTGGGACAACTTTACCGACTGAACTATTGGAAGTCAGCGGTACTGCTAAAGCTACTACCTTTGATGGAAGTCTAACCGGCAATGTTACTGGCAACGTTACTGGCAATGTTACTGGAAATGTAACTGGTAATGTAACTGGAAACGCTGATACTGCAACCAATTCAACTCAACTCAACGGTCAAACTGCTTCTTACTACCGTAACGCTTCAAACATAAACTCTGGAACGATTAATGATGCGCGACTGCCATCAACCATCACCAGCAATATAACTGGCAATGTAACCGGTAACGTGACTGGCAATCTTACAGGCGTTGCTTCTGATGCTGATGAAGTAAAACGTTCTACTTGGAGTGGGTCGTCTAGTTGGAGAGATCTTACTGCATGGGGCGGTACTGCAGATGCATACGAAAATCTTGCAAATGCTACTGATGGTTATGTTCAAATTAGCGGTAACGGTAAACTTCGAGCATCAGGTACTATTACTGCTGCTTCTTTCTCTGGAACTCTTGGTAATACTCAGGTAAGAACTGCAATGGCAAGTTCTACTGCTGGGCAAGTCGGTACTTTTGCTTTCCTTACTCTACTTAATAGCTCTGCAAACCGCTCTCCTGGATATAATAAAGCCGGAAGTAACTTAAGCTGGTCTAATGCGAATGGAGATGCAAACGGTTCTCCTAATGGGTCGTGGAAACTTTGTGGATATTTAAACGGTGAATCCGATCTCACCTGCCCAGAAGAAACTTCTGTTTGGATTCGTTACGCTTAATTTAATTATTTAATATGTTTACCTTAAAATCTGAATCAACTGATTATGCATTTACAGATGCATGTCGTGATTATTACGGCACAATTACTTGCAATGTAACCCTAGCAGAAACTGGAGAAGTTATTTCTTTTACTGCAAGTCCAGATGATGCTGAGGAATATGGGAGAGTCCTGTATGAACAGCTCAATACTACTGACTTGGCTTCTGTAGCACCGTTTACTGATGAAGCTCGCGCTACACAAGATGCATACTTAGCACGTCTTAAGCGCAATACTCTTCTTTCTAATACTGATTGGACACAGACCAATGACGTTCCTGAAGCTACTAAAACCGCTTGGACTACATATCGACAAGAACTTCGTGACATCAGTTTGCAAGCTGGTTTCCCATCAACTATTACTTGGCCTACAGCGCCTTAATTATTATGATTACACTTATCCGTCCAGTTCTGTTTTCTTTTATCCAATCTCCTAAAGTCAAACGATTAATTGTTGACCTGCTGCGGAAGTTGGCATCTACAACAGACAATACCGTAGATGATAAAGCAGTTGACTTTATCGAACGCGGTCTATTTAGTGCTGAGTAATGGAATGGGCTGAACCACCTGTTCTGCCTTCTATAAACCTTCCAGAAGCACTTAAACTACCTATACCAATACTAGAGGTACCAAGGGCAGATATACCGTCTTACAAGCCCTTGGTTGTGCCTCCTAGCGACCTTAGACCACCTCCGGGTATTAAAGGTACAACACCATCAGATAAGCCTAAGCCTATACCACCTACGCCACCTATTGTAGATATACCTAAACCTGAAGTACCCACAGTACGTGTTCCTTATACAGATCTAGATATACCGGTACCTGATGGCATTATTTTAACTACAGCAGCTACTACAGCATTTGTGTCTGTAGCTGCCACCCTTGCTGCTACATCACTATTTAAATATCTAGTGATGATTATGAAACCTATATTTAAGCAAGCATGGAACAAGATGACAAAAAAGGCGGACTCATCAAATTCATCGTCCTCGTCTGGTCAGCCGGACTCTTAACTGCAAGTTATGCAGGATGGATGGAAAAGATGGATCCTACATATGTTGCTTCTATTTTAAGCGGAACTCTAGCAACCTTTTCTATATCAAGAGAAAAAAACAAATGAAGAAATTACTTTTACTTCTTTTTATTGCGGCTCCAGTATCTGCTCAGGTGACACCTAACTTTACGCAAGGTTCAATGCAGTCAACAACAACTACCACCATTGATATTGACCGAACCATTGCAACAGAAATCTACGGTGGTGATTATTCATCATGGTCTGGAACAAACGTAACCCCGAGCGGAGATATTGCAGATACCGCTACAACATATTCAGTTACCAATTCTGGCGATCAATTTCAACTAGAAATTACAACCAGATCTGCAGGTATTATTCAAGAAAGCTTGATAACAGAAGCAATCGAACAAACTACTACTACTACATCCTTATCGGTCTTCTCTCAGTAACACCTGTTTACGCAAATGAAGATCCAAAGGTACAAAATACATCATCTCCTGTAGCTGCTGCAACAGGAAATGTAACCAATCAGGCGGTGCAATTCCAGAACAATGGAGCACCGTCACGTCAATATTTTGCAGCTAACAATAGTTGTAATGGAGCGACTATGCAATTTTCGCCCTTTTATATGGGCAACGATACTATTCCTTACGAGCATAGTGGGTATGTACGAAGCAATAACTTCGGCGTACAGCTAAATTTTTCAGTTCCCTTAGATGGGGGCATGATCGAAACTTGTAAAGCAATAGCTCGTAAACACGAACAAAAAATGCGTCTGGACTACGAACTTGTTCGTGCTCTTAAATGTACTGAAATCATGAAGGCTGGGTTTACTTTTAGACCAGGCAGTCGTGTAGAAGTTCTTTGTCATGACGTGGTACCAATAGTCTCTATTAAATAGTGGAAGCATTAGTAACTGCTGTCATCGCAATAGTTGCTGGTGGCGCAACATTAAATAACAGATTACATAGCCGAATCAATAATGTACATGATCGTATTAGTGGTCTTGATCGTCGTATAGATGCTATCGAGTTAAGCGTTGCTCAGGATTATGTATCTAAAGCTGACTTGTCAGTAATGGTCCAACGTATGGAAGACCATATGGTTCGCATTGAAAACAAATTAGATCAAATTGTACTTAGAAATGGCAAGTAAAAAGAAATGGCCGTCTATTAAAGATGGCAAACCATCAACTAAAACACCTGTTAAATTTTATCCTGGTTTAGGTGTAGCGCCAACAATTAAGAAGGCTAAGCGTCTTCCAGGGCAACGTAAAGGATACAACGTCTAATTATGTCTTACAAACTTATCGATCTCTATACCGAAAAGGTTCTCGGTACTTACGAAACTGCTGAAGCCGCTAATAAGGCTCAATCCCATCTTGTAAATGAGCCTGGTGAAACACGCTATGCAATTGAAGCACCAGTAGTACAAAAACCAAAAGCTAAGAAAGCACGTGTCAAAAAACAAAGCGAGTGAAGAACAATTTAATGAGTTGCATAATCTAGTTACTTCTGAGCTTCTTAACAGAGTTAAGTCAGGCGAGGCTAGTACACAAGATTTAAAAGCAGCTTGTGATTGGCTGGTAAAGAATGACATTAGTGGTGTTGCGGTTGAAGGTAACCCACTACATCGTCTAGCCAGTGTTATCCCAGATATCGATCCTGAATTAATTCAACGGAGATTGTATGGCAAAGTCTAAGTATGCCAATGGTAACTATAAAGACCAACAAAAAGCCTACAACAAAACCAAACATGGTGTTGCTATCCGTGTAGCAGCTAATAAAGCAGATAGGAAAAGTAAACGTAACGGTACAGGTAAAAAAGGTGATGGCAAAGACAATGCCCATTACCCAGGATCTAATAAATCGCGCCTGATGATTGCTAGCCGCAATCGTGGTACCGAACGTAGAAAACCTAGAACTGCATGACACCATTACTTCCAACTCCTGACCACTACATTTACAACCTAATAACCATGACATCCTCTGAAGCCAAGCGCCTTTGGAGGCGCAGTATTAAAGAACACTTTGGCTGCACATGCGTTTATTGCGGAGAGACCTATGAACTACATGAACTTACTTTGGATCACGTACATCCTCGTTCTCTTGGGGGCGAAGATGTCAATACGAATGTCGTACCAGCATGTACCAGATGTAATCAGGATAAAGGAAGTCTCCATTGGCGCTCCTGGATGAGAGCCAAGTTTGGACAAAACTTACTTAGAGAATCGCTAATTCAATCTCATATTAATTAATTATGGCTTCAAAGAAAATGAGTCTTTTGCAGCAGCAAAGGACCAAGCTTAAAAAACAGCGTGCACTAGCTACAACGTCTAAAGCTAAAGCAATTATTGATCGTCAGATCCGGCGTGTCACTGTAAGAATTGAAGGGCAAAAACGACTTACAGGAGCCTCTTCTAAGCCTGCACTTCCTCCAGGTAAAAAGGGCGGTGAGCTAGCAAAGACTAATAATAGATCACGTCGCCGCAATGTTAATAAGAATTCACCTTCTAATAAAACAAGAGTTGGCAAGCCTGGTACTGGCGGTGTAAAACCACAACTTCGTTTACCGCCTGGTGGCAAGACTGCAGTTAATCTTCTTAAAAACAATGCTGTTGCACGAGGTGCTGCTGGAAAGTTATCAGGCATTGGCCTAATTCTTAGTGGTGCTGCTACCGTTCAAGATTTAGCAGCTTCACTTAAAAGAGGTGAAGGTTTTGCTTCTTTACCTAAACTTGCAAAAGCAATTGCTAAAGGTAATAACACTAAAACAACTTCAGGTAAGACCACGAATAGACGTGGAAGAAGCCGTAGTACATCTACTACAACAAAACCTACTAAAAGGAAAATGTCAAATATTCCGGTAGGTGAAGGTACCGGTAAAGGCTCACCTAATGATAAGAAGCCTAAGACACAACCTGGATCTACGAAACCCGGTGGATCCCTTACTGGTAGTAAGCAAAAGACAACTATTACCAAGCCACCTAAGAAGCGCGATCGGATGGAAACTAAATCTAAGGATGAGCGAATGCTTGCTTGGGCTAAGGCAAATAAAACACAGGTTCTTAAAACTGGAACTAAAACACAAAAAAATCTAGTCAATCGTTTGCTTCGTCAAGACAAGATGAATGCTTACGGCGGCGGTAATCGTAACTACTAAATAACAGCTATCTAATCAATATCCGCCCCCGCAAGGGGGCTTTTTTAATGGCAAGAAAGAAAAGTGATTGGGTTCTTAATGGTCAATTACCTAGGCCCGTTTGGGAAGCTACAAAGAATGATTACAAAGGTCGGAAAGTATCTGATAAAAAAATTAAAGCCCAACAAGATTGGACCGGTATCAATAAATACGGTCAAAAAGTTACTACTAGATATACCGTTGACAATAGAGGAGGTGGTGATCTCCGCCCTATATTGTCATCTAAGCCCGTCTTACAGGAACAATTGCGTGATAAAAAACGTCCTAAATGGGCGCTTTCGGAAGGCGAGAAAATGTTCATGAAGGATCGTACTCAAGCTGTGGCAGAGTATAACGCTGCCCATGGGTATAGTTATAATAATCCAAAAGCCGCTGAGTTAGATCATATCTATGGTTCTCGTACACCTCAACATCCAGCCTTTATTAAACCTAGAGAACGTTTAGTTAATCAACGTAAGGGTGGACAAGCTGCTGACGTTGGTCCAACGGTCGATCTTAGTAAGCGACCTGAACCTACCAAACCTAAAAATGGTCATACAAACGGCTTTGGCACATCCAATAATAACGGCACTAAAACAGTTACCGCTTCTTTTAAATATGATCAGCCATCCCTTAAAGGATTACGTCTAGCCGCTAAGACTGCTGCCTTTGCTGGCGCTGCTTTACCACATGCCTTTGGTATTGGTGCTAGTGCTGCTGAAGTTATTGCTCGTGATCGTATTGCAAAACGTACAGGTAATACTGTCGATAATATACAATCCCAAATTGCTCAATTTGGTGCAGCCGCTGATGCTGTTTCCCTTGCTCCTACTCCCGTTACTGTTGTTGGTGGTGCTGTAATTTCTACTGGTGCTGATCTAGTTAATGGTTCTATTGATGTCGTACGTGACAGCTTAGACATCCTGAAACGCCACGGACTGCGCCTCTAACAACCTTATATATCCACTTAGGTACATACACATATGGAAGACGTTTTAGGCGCCTTACAGGGCGACTTCAAGCTGTTTCTACAAGCCTTGTGGCAACAGTTAGATCTACCTTCTCCTACTCGTGCTCAATACGCTATCGCTGACTATTTACAACACGGTCCTAAACGTCTTCAAATACAAGCGTTCCGTGGTGTAGGTAAGTCTTGGATTACCGGTGCATTCGTGCTCTGGAATCTCTTTAACGATAAAGAAAAGAAGATCATGATTATCTCCGCTTCTAAAGAGCGTGCAGACAACATGTCCATCTTCCTTCAAAAACTAATTATAGAAACTCCTTGGTTAAAACACTTACAACCCAAATCAGACGACTCTCGCTGGTCTCGTATCAGCTTCGATGTCAACTGTTCGCCCCACCAAGCACCTTCCGTCAAGTCTGTCGGGATTACTGGCCAACTGACCGGCTCTCGCGCTGATCTGATGGTCCTAGATGATATTGAAGTGCCAGGTAATAGTATGACAGAAATGATGAGAGAAAAACTCTTACAGCTCTGTACTGAAGTTGAATCTATCCTTACACCCAAGGATGACTCCCGTATCTGCATACTAGGTACACCTCAAACTACATTTACCATCTACCGTAAGCTTGCTGAACG